AAGACACTGGTCAACTAATTGATACATTTCAAACTGATTTCAAATCTGGTATTGGCAGCGCATTTGGCGAAGCTATCAAAGGCACTAAAACCCTTAAGGATGCATTTAGAGATATGTTCCAAGGTATTTTAAATAAAATGCTTGATAAGTCTTTAGAGATGGGCGTTGATGCTTTGTTTGCTTTTGGTAAGGCTGCTACTACTGGTAGAAAAGACGGTGGATTAATCAGAGGTTATAATTCTGGAGGTATGGTTACTGGCGGCTCTGGGATGAAAGATGATGTTCCCGCGATGATGAGCGGCGGCGAGTATGTCATTAAGAAATCTTCTGTTAATAAATATGGAACTGATTATTTAAGGAATCTAAATGGTGGAATTATCCCAAGATACGCAACTGGAGGATTCTCTATTGGCCCATTACAAAATGAATTCTTGTACGATAATCCTGATCGCCCAACTTCTGGAGAATACGCTGTTGATTCTAGATTGTCAGCCGCAGCCCTAACTGACGACAGTAATCCTCAAAATAAGTTGAGACAAGATCGTTATGAAAAACTTGATCAGTACTTACAAGACCGAGCGCAATATGAGGCAGATAAAAAGCAGAGCCTTAAAAACTATAAAAATCAAGTAAATAGCACTTTCTATTCAGGCCTAACTGCTGCTGCTGTTCAAATAGGCGCTGCTGGATTGACTGTTGGCGCAGAAAAACTTAGATCTTCATCATTAAGACCCGGAATGCCAAATAGTACACAACTTGCTCAAGCTAAAAAAGCTGGAGTAGGTGTTAATCCTAGCGATATTCCAGATATGGCTATAGGCGGTTATATTGCCAAATTTGCTGGCGGCGGCTCTACAGGCCAAGACAATATCCCCGCTTTGTTAATGGGCGGCGAATACGTCATGAATAAAAAAGCCGTCGATATGTACGGCAAAGACTTCATGGGTCAATTGAATTCTGGTTCTCTTCCTAAATATGCTAGTGGTGGAATGGTTGGGACAAGTTATAGTGGTCAAAGCAATACAGACCAATCTTCTAGCATGGATGAATTAGTGACAGCGCTGAATACTTTAAATGATAATCTCACTAAGGATTCAGGAATAACTCAATCAGAATCAGGCAAAACCTCTGCTGCTGGAGCTACTCAAGAGTCTGGGATGTCTGTAGTAAATAATATTTCAATCAACGTAGCTCAAAGCGGTGAAGTAAGCTCCGAAGCTAGCTCAAATACTCAAAAAGGCTCATCTAACTCTAAAAACGATCAGAATAGTATTCAAAACAATGGTAAACTCGCTGAATTACTTAGAAGCAAAGTTGTCGAAGTATTGGTCGAACAAAAGAGACCCGGAGGATTACTTTACGCCAGCAGATAGTTCTTTGATCTTAGAGTCTATAGTCAGTATAGCCTGATTATAGATTTGCTCTATATTGTTATCTTTGGCTAGTGGTAGGTTTAGGAAAGGAGTCTTCTCTACTTTGAGTATAAAAGAATGGCTAGAGTATTTTTTATTTGTCGTTTTATTTAAAGTGATGCGATATCGTTTTATATAAATCTCACCAGTGAGGAAGCTGTCTTTAATTTTTTCATCTAATTCTACAAAAGTAGAACCCTGTTCTCGCTTAACGTTCAATACAGAAAAGAATTTTAAAACCTTTTTGTCATGCTTGCCTAGGATTAGACTTACTTTTGCTCCTTTGCCAGAGCCGCCATCTAATTCTGCTTGCTCAAAGTTTTGAGTGAATTTGCCATTATTAATTAAATGGAGTTCAGTAATGCCTCCGTTACTATCAACAGATTTGACTTGGAGAATAGCTCTTTCATTTCTATTGTTGCTAGAATCGAAATAAGCACTTTTATTAATGTTAACGTATTCATTTACTTTGTATCCAGATCCAGCCTCAATAATTTCATTGACTAACGCAGTATAATAAGTAACAAAATAACAATCAATAGTATCCCCATCTAAAACTAAATCATTAATGGTGCTATCGATTTTAATTGTAGAATTTGACTCTACTGCAAAGACTTTATTATAATTAATAACGTTAGCACGAACGACAGAGAACGTCTCTTCATCGCCTATGATTTCGATCTCTTTGCCGGGGGCAATTATGGACCAATCTGCTAAATTATTAGAATAAATAAACTCATCACCAAAACAAAATAATACATCTGTCATACTTACATTATATTCGAAACCACTGCTTTTAGAATAGGATGTTTAGCGTTTTCTCCTTCGTATCCACTGATTTTAATTTCTGGATCTGAGATGTAGCCGCATCCTAATTTTTCCATAGACATAGAGAGTAATTCTCCTTTTGAGCCTCTAATAGCGTGAGCAGCCGCTACTAGTCCATAATTATAGTCCGTCTCTTCAGGAGGGGCAATAGTAACGCAAGGAACAGATTCTGAGCAACCATAACCGGGGTCGATAATCTCTATATCTACTATGTTGTAAAATGCGTTAAATTTATTAATCTTTTCGCAGTCGTGCAAGTGATACATTTCTGTTCTACATGAGAGTTCTCTTAAGAAATTTTTATTCTTTTTAATTACTTGCGTTTGCCTGTTGTTCGAAGACTCAAGAGAGATAAGAAAGTCTATATCAAGTTTCTTCAACAAGGCGTTTCTTTTGATCGTTATGTCTTGGATTTTTTTATTAATTAGATTTTCTTTTTTCCAGATAGAACTGCCGTCAGGTAAATACTTTCTATCGTCTAATGTGCTTTGATCGATATGTTTGTCTAATGGAACTATGTAATCAACAAGATCATAATTTATACCTGCTAGATGTAAATTATCTAAGTTATTCATTATGTCAAATGAGGTAGAGAGATATTGATGACTACCATTGATAAAGTAAATAATATAGGGTTTCATTTGTTAATAAGTTATTACTATTGATAATTCTAATGCTTGGATGTGGAAGTTATATTTTGGTATGCTTCCTAATGCTTTTTTAGCAGATAAGTGAGCGAATGCTAAATTCTTTGGATCATTAAATTTCCAAAATTGTTGGTCGATAAGCGGAGTAGTTATCGCTGATCCTGCGCTATAAGAATTAGCATAAGTATAATAATTTTTAGGAATCAAATTATTCAAAGTAATTGATACGTTATTAGGAACTCCTTGCTTTATTTGAGTAGTATTTACTTGTGCGCTTGTAAGTAAATCTTCTCCATTATAACACCAAACTTTAATTGTCTTAGTCTGTGTTGGAAGATCTGGGATTTGTATTGTTATTAATAAACTTCCTATGTTTGCTAGCACTGGAACTCCAGCATAATATAGGTCGTTAAGATTAGAGATGCCAAATTGATTATTAATCGTAACTCCGTCTAAAGAGTAAATTGTAATTGCTTGAGAAGAGCTAGACAAAGAAACAGAAGCATTCTTAGGTGAAACGCCTATATCTTTACAATTATCTTCTGGAGTAACATTGATTACATTAAATGGAGAAGAGAAGATCCCGTTATTAATTAAGGTATTAAATATAGTTTTAGAATTTGCATCAGTATTTGAAGTAGTAGAATTTACAAGAACGATATTGTCTAATGCAAAGTTTAGATTTTGATCTGTTACATCTTTCTTTAATTCTCCAGATAAATCACTAAGTCTTATAATAGAAATATCAAAAAGTTCTTGCCCATCTTTTCCGAAAAAACTGTCTGTTATTAAGTTCCTAATTTGGAATATATTTGACGAAGCTCCTTCAGGAGATGCTCCTTCTAATAATTTTGGTTGAGAAGAGTAAGAGGGGCCAGTATTTTCTATTAATGCTCTAGTAAATATTTTATTACCATTTAAAGGATAAGCTCGTTTACTTTGAGGTATGTTTGGAGAAATAGAAGAAGCTATAGGAAGGTTTCCTCTATTTTGCAAAGAGAGCTTGTAGTAAGCGTTGCTGCCATTTGGATCTGTAGATAGAACGGTATTATCTTGAGTCGCTGTTAAGTTAACGTTTAAAGTAGGTTTATAAACAACACTCTTTCTACTTATTGTGTAGTTAGGAAATACAGATGTAGCAGCGATAGCAGTATCAAAGATATTTTCTATCATCATCGTCTGATTTAAAGTAAAGTGAAGATATTTACCATTAGCATCTTTTATAATACTCTCTAAAGAAGTGGTATAAGTTGGATCGACAGCTTTCTTTACTATAATTGCATTGCTAATTTGAGGATAAATTTTACCAATATTCAAGTCTTTGTCAATAAATATAGAAGTATAGTCTAGGATACTTCTCGTTGTAGCATCTTCTGAAGAATTCACCCATGTAGACATTAAAGAATCTTGAGCTATTAAATAAGCTTTATAAGCAGTCGAATCAAATGGTTTACCACTGCTATCAGTATTTGAATTAAAGGAAAATACAAGTTGAGTATTTGGTATTGATATAAAATGAGAATCTATAATTTCATTCCCTGAAGCATCCTTAATTCCGAATGGATAAGTATCTTTATATATTATAGTATTGACTCCAAATTGGAAGTTCTGAGAAGTGGGAACTAGCAGCAAATAGAATTGATTAACAAAAGAATCTGCCGAGCTTTGATTGATTGTAATATTTAAGTAATTTGAAGCGTTTAAAGTAGTTATTGAAAAAGAGTTGCTTGTATTTGTTAAGATTGCGTCTAAAGAAGCTTTTAGGTCTGAATCTTGATTATCATATGTAAATAACAAAAATCCATTTTCATTTTTAAAATCATTTGATGTCGAGTAAGATTTTCCATCTACAAAGCTAGCCTTGTCTATCGCAATAGAAAAATCTCTATACTTCGCTTTGCTAGTCTTGGTAAAATAAGAATATATATTATTTGCTACAATGAGATTGTCATCGCTAAAGATGTAACTAAATGGATCTGAAGAGGCTTGATATTTTAATAGGCTAGTTGTAAAAGCTGCTTTTGTCGAGACCTTTTCAGGAATCATTCTTAGTCTATAAGGATAAGTAATGTTATTAAATTTCGTCAAGTCAGAGATAAAATCTAAAGGAATATTAATTGCTAAAGAGTTTTCGGGTCTAATAGATTTAGCATTTGTTGGAGTTGACGAAGCAAAATACATGTTCCTATTTTGTAGAACGGGGGCATTAAAAGCATAACTAGTACTATTTAAAGAAATATTTTTTTGATTAACGTCTTTATAAGTTATTTGTACGCCAGCAGGGAAAGAAGTTATATTTGTATCTGTGCTGTCTTTTCCATCAGTATAAGATAATGGAGACTCATTATTAATATTTACTCCATATACTCTTATGCTTCCATTGGTAAGAGGCTTGTCTATAGAAGCGTTTACATATGACTCATAAAGGTCAATAGGCACAAATTTAGGCGAAGGGTCTGTATTAGGATTAAAATCAGAATTGTAAATATTTTTAGAAAAGACTTTAAATCCTATAGTGCTAGTTTTAATTGATGAATCATAATATATGCCTAAACCAATTTTGTCTCCATTTAATGTAAATAAGACGTTTGATGGAGAAGAAGCTGAACTTGCAGGAGGTTTTGGGGGCGTAATGTTTAATCCAGATTCTATTTGAGTATACTTCAAATTGTATACTTGAGAGCCTAATACGGTATAATTAGTCCCTTCAGTAGACTCTTGAATTCTAAATATTCTATAGAAATCATAATCGCTATCTGTAGAGCCGTCAAGGTTGCCAGAGTTTTCTAAAGCCCAAGTTATTGACTTTGGAGAAAGTCCAGAAGCTCCAGTAAAGAATCCTAATCCAGTTACATTTAATCCAGAAGCCATAACAGAGCTTAATCCAGTGACCCTAATAGAGTCATAGTTTTGACCAGTAATTAAGTTGCCGCTTCCTATAATAAAAGAATTAGTTAATGGTTTTCTATATTCGTTATAATCATTACTCGTTGTAACTGCGCCACTGACGCTAGGATCTAAATTATACTTAGGAGAAAGAATGGTTAACTTATAATTTTGTCCTCCAGAGAAATTGAAATCAAGCTTCCGATCTAAAGTTAATGTTCCAGTGGTCGCATTTACATCTCCAGAGATTTCAATATAATTTAAACGTCCACCTACTGTCTTATATTTTTTATTATAATCATAAATTTTGATTACGTCTCCGGGTTTTAGGTAAACACATTCTGGTCCAGCTTCAAAGGATACTGTTTCTGTTTCATTGTATTCTGAAGCTAATAGCCATCTGCCGAGTCTTTGAGCTTGACCTCTACTTGTGCATCCGAATGCCGTTAATTCACTTTCTCTAAATCCAAATTTTCTAACTGCTTCTATGTTCTCTACATATTCTACTGCTGGCTTGTAAAGGTTATTCTTGTCAATATAACGTACATAAACAGCAGAGTTCCTGTCCTTTAAAGAAGTGGATTCATAATTAAAATTACCATTTATAACATTTGAATTTGTAAAAGTATAAACTGGATTATCCTCTGGCATATCATTAATTGAAAAAATGTATCCATTTGAGTAATAGAACATTCCTCTAAATATTGAAGCCATATCAGCTAATACTTTGAGAGCGTCTTCTTGAGTTTGAATATAAAGATTACAAGAGAATCTAGGTTCTACTCCACCAAATCCATCGCTAACTAATTCGTCGCAATATTTGGCGATTTGATATAAAGACCATTTATCTACATCACTTTCAGTGATATAGTTTCCTGCTCCATATCTCTTATTGGTCAATAGATCATAAAAACACCAAGCTGGATTATCCGTCCATTCTTTGCTAGCTTTAAAAGTTCCATCCCAATAGTCTGTTGAAGATGCATAAGGCTGTACTACGGTAGGAACATAAGTGGTTGTTTTTCTTGGAAGCCCTTCTGCAAGCAAAGTTTTTGAATAAGCTTTAGAAAGAGAATTCCTATCAAATTCAATTTGATTGACTCTAACAGAATCAGCAAATCCAATAAATTTACCTCCAAAACTGCTGGCGCTTTTATCTGTGAATATTTCTATTTGTCCAGTATTGTTAATAAAGTAGGCAGGAATAAATGGTCCTGTTTTTGGATTTGCTTTATTAAATACGCTAAAAATTTGACCAGCTTGCAAAGGAAGCAAAACATTAGTTTGGTTTGAAGATAAATTCACAGATAAAGAAGAGGCATCAAAAGTTTTATCTATATTAAGATTGTTGTAAGTTGTTAGAGCTTGTTGGGATAGTATTTCGACTTTTTGTCTTTCAAAAAGAACGCTCGCCTGATCTCCTTGATTGCTGGCAGTGGTAGTTTCAAAAGGTCTATAATCATATCCCGCGCAAAGAGTTTGATAGTATGGGTAATTTGCTATATTTATATTGCATTGTATCTGCTTTTCTAAATCTAAAAGAACATCTATCTCTGCGTTTAATATGTCTGGGAAATAATCTTTTGCAAGCTGTCGATTGCCATAAACAACGGTGTTGCTAGGTTGATTAAAAGTAAATGAAATATACTTCTCACAATTTTTTGGAAGATTGGATATTTCTGCGTAAGTATTGTCTTCTCTAAAAGAAACTGCTTCGACCATTGAAGTCCATTGGTTTATAGTTAGCCCTAGTTCTCTTACTAAAGATGCATCATCTACATTAACTGCACCTCTTAAGGTAGCAAAATAAGTATCAATCCAAGTGCTATCACTAGCATTAATATTGCTAATTTTGCTTGCGTTTGGTTTAAATAATAGAGTTGGTTTTACTATTTTTGGTAATACATATAAACTGACTCTTGTGAATTTGCCTTTAAGTATTGTAGTGGAATATTTTAATGGATCTAGTGCTTTTATTATTGTGTAATTTTTACTTTCATTACTGGAAATAATATTTAAAATTAAGCTGGTATTTTCGCCATCTAATTTTATTGAAAGATTAAACTGTCCATCTCTGTGCATTAAAGAATAAGTGCCGCTTGCGATAGCTGGATCTAGTTTTAAATAAAAATCACAATAAAAACTGCAAAATCCTTGTTCTTTTAAAGCAAAGTTTTGCTGAGTTTTCCAATTTTTCCAATATCTCTGAGGTATTAAATCAAATTCATAATAGTCGGATGGAGTAAGGCCAGAGTCATTATAAGCTTTACTTCTTTGTCCATTAGCGCAAATAGTTTCTAAGGGCATCTTTAAATAAGTGCTGGCTCCAACGCTAAGAACATTTGTATTGTAAGCACCTGTTGTGGTGGTGTAGCTTAAACTATTTCTGGTTACATTCCATTTATTATTAAGCCAGTTTCTAACTCTAATAGAATCACTCTTAGAAAGAGCTTTTTTATAAATAAGTATTTCAAAAACTGTACATTTACTTGCTTCTACATAGTTAATAGCAAGACCTTTTGGAGCGACAGTATCATCTGTCGGTTTTATATAATAAGTGCTGTTTTGCCAAAATAAATTTACATCTTTTGCGCTACTGACGCTTGCTCCTATAATATAAGTATTTGAATCATTAGAAGCATTCCAGTAATTAGAACGATTAAATTGAGAAAATGCTCCGGGTAATACTCCATAAACAAAATTACCAATAAGAAAGGTGTTATTAAAGTTTTGCCATTGTCCCAATGCCCAGCTAGTATTATTCGTATATGAAGATAAAATTCTTTTTCTTTCTGCGGCTGTCGCGCTGTTGTGCCATTTTGCTACAATAAATACAGTATAATTTCCATTCGCATCGCTAAATGAAGTTGGAGTATCTGAATCAATAAATTTTACATATTGACTAGTAGTAAATGATATTCCATAACTGCTTCCATTTGGACTTGTTTCAGAAAAATTAGTGCTTCCTTTTGTTGGTTTATTTGCCGCTCCAACTGGAGAAGCATATGTTCCGTTGCCTAAAACGCATTTTACAGGTGATCCAGCGACACTGTTATTCCAAGTAACTACGGTTCCTGCTGTAGCCGTAGCTACATTTGCATCAAATTGTGCATATAATCCATCTGTAATTGGAGGAGTTGCATCTGTAGTGTTTGCATAAACATTATCTTCTCCTATAAAATAATCAACTGTAACTGACTTGTCAGTTTTGGAAAATGTGTTAGTGGCAGTAATTGTGCGAGTAGAGCTTTCTCCGTATGTTTTGGTCAATGGATCATAATTAGAAGGTACTTTAACTTTTAATAGTTTTACATCGTAGGCTCTTTCTGGAATTTTAGAAAAATATGCTGCGTTAAATTTTAAAGTAACAACTGCTGAATTTGTATATCTAAATGAAGAAGAATATATTTCTGTAATACTCTCTAAGTTTATAAAAGAGGCTCTTGAAGAAAAACTATCTTCTGGGGTCACTTTTAATACTGAAAGATCCCAACCTATCCAATTTTCATTTGTATTAAATGAAGTAAAAACTTTGGTCATGTCAAGAATGACTTGCTTAGAATATCCTTGAGTCACTTTACCTTTGGACTCTATTTCTATTATTTGAGGTACTGTATCTAGAGTAATAGAAAGATCTTTGCCATCAGGAACAGATTTCGCAGCAGATGAGACTATATCAAGAATAGGAAGGTTTGCATTGTACCCTTCTTTATAAATTGGAGATACTTTGAGCCTTATTTTGAATTTATAATAAATAACAGACCCAATGCCGCCTTTTATAATAGTTTGATTATTTTGTAACTGTCTATCTGTAGTACTCAGTTGAAAAGACGACTCGCTTACATTAGCGCCATCAACTCCCTCTACTTGTAAAGTTTTATCTGCAATAGGTGCTAAGTCTTGATATTTTAACGCAACATAAAGAGAAGAAATTCTAAAATTTAATGATAGTTTTTTACATTCTTTATTTGATATACGATAAGATCTTTGATAATCAGAAACTTCATCCTGAGTTACAGCTAGTTGATTTGGTCCCCTCAATCTTTCTCCAATCGAACGGATATAAGAGACATTGTCAAATGATCCATTTACAGAAGTCCCAATTGCGCTTCCATTTGTAACATTTATATTTATTTGTTGAAAATTATATTTATCTTGGCTATCTAAAAGTGGAGTTTGGTTCCATTGAATTGATTTTAAATAAGTGACTTGAGAATTATCTCCAATTACTATAGGATATTGATTATAGATTACTTTAGAATATCCTAAATTGCCAATGCTGCCACTAAAAATATATTGCCCATCCACTAGTCCATCAATTGGTCCTTCAGAAAGTAGATCTTTTACTTTACCAAACTGATAAACATTGTAATTTGTTCCGTTATAAACGAATCCTTCTGGATCTTCATATGACGCAGTTGGTTGTGGTGCTTGCGAGCTACCTCCACCAAATCCTTTTATGTATTTAAAATCTTCAAGATTGTTCATTTTTATATATTATTAATTTGATCTTTAATATCTGCCGCTGTTGATTTAATATCTAGTTCAACATTATTCACTGATATCTCAACAGTTTGAGAACCTATCTTCATCCTCCCATATCCAATTGGCACGGGTCCGCCTTCTCCAAGAATATTGGTGGGTCCATCAAATAAGTAACTTGGCTTGCCTCCGCCATCTATTTTTCTAAAATCATCAAATTTAGGAGGCGACATCATTAGTAATGTAACTCCTGTTACTGCTAATGCAACACCAGAAAGAACTAATGCAGTTGATAAGGATGCAGACGCTACGGTGCTTAATCCAATTGCAAATCCTTCTGGTGCAAAAACTCCTGTAGCAATTAATATAACGGCTAGAACTAAAGCTATTATTCCTTTTGTTCGATTGTTCCCTCCACCGCCAGCGCCTTTAATAATTGGAATAATGTCTAAAGTTTCTAATTTTTCATTAATCATCATCAATTCAGAGTTAATAATAGAGTCTGGTTTTTCTAAAGAGATATTTTCTGCCGCAATTATTTCTCTTTTATTTACAAGAATTTTATATTCAATACTTTTCTCTGCTGCGCTAATTAAATACTTTAATAATTTGCCTTTAGACAAGACTTGAATAGCTCGCATAGCTTCTTTTATGGAACTTACTTTTAAATTCCATTTCTCTCTGCCTACTTGCTGTGCTATTTCACCGTGTAAAGTTATGCTAGTCATAAAGATTATTTCTCATTATATAAATTACCCATTTTTTATAACCATTAGAAAGTCTTTCGGTAGTAGAAAAGCCATCTCCCGGATGGTGCAATATCATATCTTTACCTAAATAAACCGCACAATGGATAGGAAAATTGAATTTTTCTGTTCTCATTATTAGAACATCATTCTTCTTTAAATCAGAAACCTGTCTAAACCCATTATACTCAAAGTATTTTTTAAGATAATCGTCTTTATCTTTTAAAGATTCTGCTTCATTAATGAATCTTTTGTTTGCCATTTCATTATACTCTTTTTCAGATACAGAGTTTTTTAATACTTCTAGCTCTGGGCATAGATGAATATTTAAATCATGGCAGTAATAGTCTCTTACTAACCAAAGACAATCAGCGAATCCTAAAAGGAAAGGTCTATCAGTGTATTGAATTTTGTAGCTATTAGGAAAATAAGTGTGAAAAGCCCCACTTTGTTTATTATAAACTATGCATGGTAAGCCCAATCTTTCAGAAACAATTATATCTGCATTTGAAATGTGATCAAAATCTATATGAGAATGATAATAACCCGCAATTTTAAATTGACTATCGGTATTCATCATAAATTCAGTAGCTGAATTAATAAGATTATCTTTCCTTTGCGCCTCTAATCCCTTATCTGTATGTACCAAAAAACCGCACACTTCGTTATTAGAAGTATGAGCGTGTTCAACGATCTGATTTTTTATTTCTTCTGTTAACATAATTCCTTGCTCCTTGCGAAGCAGTATATTCTTCTTTTTTCTGCGTCTGTGAGTTTTTCGATGATTGATTTTTTATTTCTTGGTTGATGCAAGATATGGTTTTGCCCAAGATAGATGCCAAAGTGAGAAGGGTAATTCTCTAGATATTTGAAGACAATGATATCATGTTTTTTGGCATTTTCTATTCCTTCAATTTTAACGAAATTTTCTTTCTCAAAAAATTTATCAAAATTTTGCGAGTCGCAAAACTCTGCCAATTTATGTTTTACAAACTCTGGATAATCTTTATCCCAATCTACTCCTCTTTCATAATGGAAGATTTTAATGCCGAATTCTTCATTGTAATAGTTTTCTACTATTGACAAGCAGTCAGATACCCCAATTATAAAATTTTTATCAACGTATTTATTATAGTAATTTTCTGGAGAATACTCTTCAAAAGAATCCTTTTTCAATATATAAACTATATTTTTTAGGTTAAGCTTGTGGCTTATCTGTCTGTCTAGCTCTGAGAAAGAATTGTCTTGTATACAATGAGAATGATAAATACCAACAATTTTGCCATTCATCGCTGCTTTTAAATAGTCTAGATGACATACAACAAATTCATTTTCTTTATCTTGAGCGATATTCTTGCAAGGAAAAGCTTCTAGTATATTTTTATTATTTAAAACTAAAAGGCCGCAACATTCATCTGGGTTTTCCTTTAATGAATGAGCTTTTATTTTAATTTTTATCTCATCCGAAATCATTACATCGCCCCTCTATTATAATTAGATACTCCATAAAATCCTCCAAAAGGTAAAGGATTTTCTCCAAATCTTATTTTGCATCCTTTAACGCTTTTAGAGCATTGGTCTGCTAACCAATACTGTCCGTTGGGGGGAGGGATATTAATTGGGACCTGTGATTTTGCAACGAAGTAAAAGTTTATGCCTTTTTTCGTTATAAAAACTACATTTCCTTTCTTATACTCAGTTGATGAACCCCATTCGCTAGGGTTATTTGAAATGGGGGTATTATCCGCTATAAACAAAGGCATGTCTTTAATTACTTGGTCATCTTCTGTGCCGCAAACTGGTGCTGATGCTCCAGTTGAATCGCTCCGATTTGGTATTGCAGTTGTCGTCCCATGAACGTCTGTATTTAATCTGGTTTGATATTCATATAAACATCCTTCTCCTCTGTACTGCCAAGGACAAATATAACTTAATACTCTTCTTTTAGGCAGTTTTACTCTGTCTAAATCTATTGCACTTGAAAGCTCAAACTGAATACTATTTTTATTTTCTGAAGACTTTCTGTCAAAGTAATAAATATCTCTAGGAAATTCACAATTTGGATCAGGATCAAATCCATCTGGTATGATTAATTTGTCAGGAGACAGGGCATTCACTCCATCAGATTGATAAAAGTTGCTCCTGTCGAGGAACTTAGCAAAGGTCCTAATTCTAGTAAATTTTGCACCAATTAAGTCTCCAAAATTAACAGTCCCCCTAAATAAAGAGAAGACATCAAGCATATCATCAGAGAAACTAATTTGTACTTTAGGTTTTGGAAATACGCCTCTAGATGCTAGTTCAAATCCTTCAGTTGAAAGAGGTGCTGGCAAATAGGCATTACCTTTCCAATAAATAATATTTCTGCCTAGCTTAAGATTGTTATGTAGTCTGATGACGCTATAATTAAACATTCCGCTGTTTGTTCCGGGCAAAGTCAACTGAAAATTTCTTAAATTAATTACAAATTGAGAATCATTTGTTATTCCAAGATTGGTTAAGTCAATTTCAAATAAAGAAATAATCGAAGAAGGTTCAAGAGAAAAAAACTCTTTATTTACTTTTAAAGATGCGTTTTTGATTTCTTGTTGAGTAGCCATAATCTTATGCTGGTACTTCTTCGAAGGTTGCTTTTATAGAGAAATTATTAAAGAATGGATTAGATGATCCCCATCTTCTACATACAAATAATTTGGCATCTGTAGCCGCAACTGTATAAGGTGCAGATGGGTAATAAATAAAAGCTGTCTTCGCTGACCTTGCGCTGAGAAAATGAAGGATAGCAGTACATTCATCTAAGGTTAACCCATCAAAATTCAATTCAAAATTGAGAAGATTAAAGTTAATTTGATCGCTTACTCTCTTTTCGTAGCCATCTCCGTATTTGACTACGCTTACTTTTGGTTCAAAATTAGCTTGAGTTTGATAAGAAGGCTTCCAAATAAACAATGGATAGTCTTTTTTGACAACAGGATGTTGAAAGAAGCCTCCCCAATAAGCATCTGAATTAGAAATAACGCTAGAGTAAACTGGCGCATTATTCGCGGGCACAGCGGCTTTAGCGTAATAATACCGATTATCTGTGTATACGATAATATCATGCTTATTGTATGCGACAGAATTACTCCATGAACTAATATTAAAAATTGAACTAGACATACCTTTTACCTTTTACCAACTTATTATTACACTTTTTTGTGTAAATAATAAAATAAGATGGCATTCTCAAGAATAAATAAGAAAAATTTAGATTTCTACTTGAATCAGAAACAGATTCATGGGGTTCAGGATATTCAATGCTCTTACAAAATACCAGTTGACCATAACAAGTTCATTGGTATGAGCAGCAGTACCCATACGCCTCAAGGAGCTAGAATAGGAAGTCTATCTGTAAACAGCTTACTAACAACAAGTAATGACTTTCTTGCGCTAACTGGTGATGTCGCTAACTATGGGTTCATAACAAAAAAAACAAATCCTAGCTCCAATATATTGTTTGGATTTCAAGGGTGTTATCTGAATTCTTACTCTTGTTCTGCTCAGATAGACGAAGTGCCTATGGTTAGAGCTTCGTTTGATATATTTAATGATGCTGGCACTATCCCTTCTTCGGGCTCTTTTAATTCTTCAAGTGCTGTTTCTTTAGTGAATTCTAATACTATTGATATAGGTATAGCAGATTTTGCTACAAACAGAGTATCTTCTTTTAATTTAACAATAAATACTCCGAGATATCCAGTCTATTATATAGGAAGTGCAACTCCTTTTTCTGTTACAACTGACTATCCAATCGGAGTAGAATGTGATTTTACTATTTCTCAAGATAGCTATGCTCTTCAAAAACTATCTACTTTAAGCTTTGATCTGAAAAGTTCCAATAACTTTTATATAAATACTAAAGATTTTAATGGAAATGCTGTTAATTTTAACTTCGCTAATGCGTTATCTTATTTTATTGATGTTTCCGAAGACTTCTCTGCTAGTGTAAATTCTGCTGTAGAGGTTGTGGTAAAGTACAAAGGGTTTTTTAAATAAGGAAAAAGGGATGAAATATTTTAATGAGTGTGACGTATTCGTCAATTCGATTTTTGGATCAGGGCTAATCCAAGCTCAGAATGCTTCTGTTAATGTAAATAGAAGTATAGATTCTACTTATACATTTGGAAGGAGAAACGCTTCTCAAATGATCAAAACTAAGGCAGATGAAACAACTGTTGATTTCTCTTATTTTTTGTTTTCTGCTGATCCTATTTTTAAGTGTTTTGATTACCTAAAAACAGGAGTTTTTATTAATAGCTTTCCAGAGTCTAGAATTCCTATAATTTTGAAAATTGCTGGTGTTAGCGGGATGTTCTATCCTTCTAGATTTTCTTTAAATATTGTACCAAATTCAAAAATTCAAGCTACGGCTTCTTTCTCTAATTACTCTGATATTTCGGGATCTTTACTTAGCAAGACAACTTCTAATATATTTAGTAGTGGATCTGGATTGGCGCATTCTTGGAATGTTAGAGTGTCTGGTACTGTGTCAAATACAGCTTATAATGTGCTTGGTCTTGATTATTCTCTTTCCGTAAATTGGAATCCAATCTATTCCGTGGGTCAAAGAAGGCCAAGACAGATAGACCTTTCGGCAGGGCAAGAAGATTTTAATTTTACAATTGAGGACTTTAATTCTAATTTTTCTAATTCTGTTGTCGCTACAGCAGAAAATGCAAAAGTTAATATTCGTACTTTTGGAGGTGATTCTATTTTTATTATAGATACATCTGGAAGTAAAATAGATTCATCTACCATGGGAATTAATGTTGATGAATATGCAGAAAGTAAGATATCATTAAAAAGGAGTTTTTAAATGTTTTTTAATTATAAAAATTGTACGTTTAGCTTAAGTGGCGTTGATATTCTCGCCTCTAATGTAAACATGTCTCTTGATTCATCTAACACTCCTGTGTATAATGAAGAGTTTAAAAAGAATTCTTATACTTATGCGCCTGAAGATACAGTAGACACTAGTTTTTCAATTTCTTATTATTTAACAGGAAAAGATTTTGTAAAAGAATATCTATTAGGACCCAATTCAGAACAGGGAATTTCTGGAAATTTTTGCGGGTTGTATTTCCAAAATGGTTATATTACAAACTATTCTATAAAAGGATCTCCTGATTCTTTAGCTAAAGTTGATGTAGAAATTAAAGTTTTTGAAGCGCTAAAAGGAGCCTTCTCTGCCACTACTCCTATTAACAGGCCAGAATTTACTCCATTAAATTTCTCAAGTTTTTACTTGTCAGGCAACTTAGATGGAACGCCTTTTGATTCAAATGGTTATAGTTTTACTAATTTTAGTTATCAATATCAGAGAGAGGTGCAAAAGTACAATAAAGAAGGCACAACTACTTTCGATCAAAGCGGCAGAGCGTATTTAGGTAAAAGATCTCAGTCTCTTTCTTTTGAGTTAGATAATTTTAATGTGTCGCTTCCTTATTCTGGTGTTCCTTGTACTTTTTATATTTCTTTACAAACAGGGGCGGCTCCTTTGGATACGCTTTCTTTTGCAGGAATAGTTTCTTCAAAGAGGACTTCTTTAGAGACTCAAGGATATGCAAGATCAGAGTTTTCGTTAAAACAAGATTTCTCTCATTTTAAACCAGTAATAACTGATTTTACACCAAGAGTTATTTTACCCGGAGCGACAGTCACTATAAATGGCAGTAATTTTATTAATGTTAAAAAAATATTTTTTGGTAATACTGAGGCTACTTCTTTTAACCCAGTTTCTACTTCTCTAATCACTGCTGTGGCTCCTATTAGTTTGAAAGGCGCTGCTGCTATTCTAATAGATACAGAAGAAACTAGTTCTTCTTCTAT